TAGTATAAATACTCGAAGCGAAGGACGCTTCGCGAACAAAGATTTCCGAATGGCTCAATTACTCCCGCTAGGTCTCTACAGTTCAACCTAACGAGAACACGTCGAGTTCTCTCACATCTGCTGGTAATCACTCAGCAAGTAAATAAGAAAAACAAATGATTAAATCAACAATCGCTGCAGTCGCTGCAGCTCCTCTTCTAGTATCTGGTGCAGCTTTTGCTGGTCCATATGTTAACTTAGAAGCAACTGGATCATATCCTGATGGAACATATACATCTGGTGGATTAGAAGCAGTTGTAGGATACGAAGGAGAAACACCTGGTGGTATCGGTTGGTACGTATCTGGTGGTCCTACAGTAACTCATACTGAGTCATCTGACGAGTTCGGTGACGTTGAGTTAATTGGATACCTTGGTGGATCTTACGATAAGTTCTACGGAGAAATCTCTGGTGTAACTACATCTGATGATGACATTGACTTCTCTGCAAAAGCAGGAGTTAAGTTTACTTTCTAAACTCATCTATATAAGATGATACAAGGGACTCTATGAGTCCCTTTTTTAATTCTAGTTAACTATGAACTTTACAATTTACACGAGATCGGGTTGTCCTTACTGCACAAAAATTAAACAGGTGCTAGAAGGAAAGAACTATAATTACAGAGAATATAAATTGGGGGTTGACTTTGAGAGGAATGCATTCTATACTCAATTTGGAGAGGGATCTACTTTCCCTCAAGTTGTCTTGGGTGGAACTAACTTAGGTGGTTGCACAGAGACAGTAAAATACCTTCGTGAAAATAACCTTGTCTAATGGAAGAATTCTATACACTTGTTGATTCTGCTATTGATGCAGCGTTTGAAAAGAATATGTTTCTATTCAAAGCGTATCAGTATCTGATTCATAGCAAGATTAAACGTGTAGAAATACAAGAATTTATCGAAAGCACAACTGCTAAACAATTAGCGTTGACTATTTCTGACCTTGACGCATACGTCAAAGGTGGATCTGATTCTTATCATCAACAACTTCGTGAAGCATATGGGCATCTTGGTAAACCTAAAGCAAGGAAAATCTCAAAGTACTTGTCACAGATTTTGATAGATGCTCGGCAATACGAATGGTGGAAGAGACCAGGTCGTAGAAAAACATCTAAATAAAGTTAACTACGGAGGTCTACTATGCTATACGATTATTTGTTGATAGCGATAGCGGTTCTAGTTACTATCGGAGCATTCTTGCTTGGTATAACTATTTCTTGGTTGGCAAAAGGTTACGTTGAAGATTATATCGAAAACGCTGCCTATGCTAAATCAGTATCTCATCCAGAAATGCTAGATGAGAACGGTCAAATTGTTCATGACGAGCTAATTTACCTTCGTGACATGATCGTCGAAGATGACGATGATGAAGAAGATTAAATGAATTTAATTTAATTATGCCTACAAAATCACTTGACAACAGTAACTCTAGGTTACTAATCAGTGAGATCTTAAGGAAGGTCTCAAATGCTAAGACGAAAAAAGAGAAGGTAGATTTGCTTAGAAAGCATAACTCCACTGCTCTTCGTCAACTCATGGTAATTAACTTCGATGAGAGTATCATTTCAGAACTCCCCGAAGGTGATGTGCCTTATACACCTAACGATGCACCAGTTGGTACAGACCATACTAGATTAGAACAAGAGTATAGAGGACTCTATAGGTTCTTCAAAGGTGGTGATCCTAGAATCAAATCTTTGAAGAGAGAAACTCTGTTTGTTCAATTACTTGAAGGTCTATCTTCTGAAGAAGCAGAACTTCTTGTTCTTTGTAAGGATGGTAGACTCAATGAAAAGTATAAGAGAATTACTAAAGCAGTAGTTTCAGAAGCATTTCCACAGATTGAGTGGGGAGGTCGCAGTTGATGGGCATCAAAGTCCTAAAAGCAAATTGCGATCCCAATGATGCAGCAGATAAATCGCTACCATACACTGCATATCTTGTTGAGTACAAACAGGATGGTAAACCTGTGTATGATATTGCGATTGGAGATAAAGCAGTAGATCTTTTTGATTATTATTATGATCTTTATAAAAAAGATTTTGTAAAATTTACACAATCAGAAGGTAGAATTAATCCTAAATTATGGAACGATCCATCCCAGAAAAAGAAACCCAAACGCAAAACGCGATGAATGTTTTCCTCAATAAATCAAGAGAGGAAAAAATAAAAATCAAAAAGCAAAAGGATGAAGAAGCATACAAGGCAGCATCTAATGTGTTAGGTGTATTTGTCAAACCACTCATTCTTATGCTATTATGGAACTGGTTAATGCCAGGTCTTTTTGGTTTAGCAACCATTGGTTATCTAAAAGCAGTTGCCCTATACTTAATTTCTAGAATTTTATTTGCATCATCTAATGAATAATGTATCTCTGATCTCCGTCACTCCTGACGCTGAAAAGACTATTGGTTACATCGCAAGGGTCTCAAACCCTAAGAATCAAGAGAACCCTAAGGTTGAGGGTCTTCTTAAGTATTGTATTAAACATGGGCATTGGAGCGTCTTTGAACAGGCATCTATGACACTTCAGATTGAAACTACCAGAGGTATTGCTGCTCAAGTTTTACGACATAGATCATTTACATATCAAGAATTTTCACAGCGATACGCTGACTCTTCAATGCTCGCTGAAGAAATTCCTATATTTGAATTACGTCGTCAGGATGAGAAGAACAGACAGAATAGTATTGATGATGTTGATGAGTTTACAAAACAAGAGTTTGATATTAAAATAAAGAAACACTTTGAAAATAGTATGCAACTTTATAAACAGTTGCTCAATCAAGGTATTGCTAAAGAGTGTGCGAGGTTCGTACTCCCTCTAGCAACTCCTACTCGTCTTTACATGACGGGATCTTTACGTTCTTGGATTCATTATATTGATCTACGTTCTGCACATGGAACGCAAAAAGAACACATGGACATTGCTAATGGTTCTAAACAAATCTTTATCGAGCAATTCCCAATCATATCAACCGCATTGGAGTGGATTTAACATGCCTTTATACCCTGTAATAAATAAAAATACTCAAGAAAAAAAAGAACTTAATATGAGTATCAGTGATTATGATCAGTGGAGGAAAGACAATCCTGACTGGGATAAAGATTGGCACGCAGGTGTTGCAGGTAAAACATATGGTCAACCAAAGATGGATGACGGATTTAAAGAAGTCATGTCTAAAGTCCAAAAAGCACATCCTGGTGCAAACTTGAGTCGTTTTACTTAAATTATGGCAAGAGCAAGAAAAGGAACTAACTCTCCTAAAACTTTTCCTAATGGTATGTCAAGGAAACAAATGAAAAGAAAGAAACCTATTGACTCGTCATACATGACAGAGATCAAACCTCTGACAGATAATCAGAAGGTTGCTTTTGAGCAGCATGGATTAGGTAAGAACCTATTACTTCATGGTGCTGCAGGTACGGGTAAAACTTTCATCACTTTGTATCTTGCTTTACAACAAGTGCTTGACGAGAACTCACCATATGATAAGATATACATTGTAAGGTCACTCGTGCCTACTCGTGAGATTGGTTTCCTACCAGGTGACCATGAAGATAAGTCTGCACTGTATCAGATTCCTTACAAGAATATGGTTAGGTATATGTTTAGTATGCCTGATGATAATTCATTTGACATGCTTTATGACAACCTCAGAGCACAGGAAACTATTAGTTTCTGGTCTACAAGTTTTATTCGCGGTGTTACCCTTGATAATTCTATTGTTATTGTAGACGAGTTTAGTAATCTAAACTTCCACGAACTTGATTCTATGATCACTCGTATCGGAGAGGATAGTAAGATCATGTTCTGTGGTGATATAACTCAAACTGATTTAACCAGAGAGAATGATAAGAATGGCATATCAGATTTTATAAAAATCTTACAGAACATGGAAGATTTTTCTTGCATTGAATTTGGTATCGATGATATCGTTCGTTCTGGTTTAGTCAAGTCATATCTCATAGCAAAATACAATTTAGGATTTTAAATGTTTAACTTTATTGATGTCAATGTTAATGAGATTGATGTTGAACCTGTGAATGAAAACGGAGTAAGATACTATCCTATTCCTGGTGCTGATAAATATTATCCAAGCGTGACCTCAATCACATCTTTCAAGAACGCACAATTCTTTAAGGATTGGAGAAATAAAATTGGTGAAACAGAGGCTAATCGTATCACTGCTCGTGCCACTCAACGAGGTACAGCATTCCACAACCTTGCTGAAGATTATTTCAAAGGTGAATTAAACACTGACAAATACTTGGAAAATAATCCATTATCTGTTAGAATGTTTCAAGCAGCAAAATCTACACTAAACCAAATTAATAACATTCATTGTTTAGAGACGTTTCTCTATTCACATTACCTTGGTTTAGCAGGTCGAGTGGATTGCATTGCTGAGTTCAATGGCGAGTTAGCAGTGATAGACTTCAAAACTTCTACTAAAGAAAAAAAAGAGGAATACATCGAAAACTATTTTGTTCAAGAGACTGCATACGCAGCAATGTTCCTCGAACGATCAGGAATTGAGGTAAAGAAAATTGTCACACTTATCGCCACTGAAGAAGGATCTATACAAGTATTTGAGAAGTACAATCTTGATGACTATCTACAATTACTTAAAACCTACATCGAAGAATTTGTTAGGGGAAGAAATGTCTAAAGAAAAACTAGAAGAAAAATTTCTTACTGCTAGTAAATTCTCTGCTGAGATTGAAAGGTTAGTAAAAAATAGTAATGGACTCATTACTTACATTGAAGCGGTAGTTACTTACTGCCAAGAGAATGAAATTGAAATGGAAACAGTTCCTAAGTTAATTTCAAAACCATTAAAAGAACGTCTCCGTCATGAAGCACAGAGACTAAACTACATGAAACAATCATCTAAAGGAGTTCTACCATTGTGACAGGGTTTGAAGTGTATAAAATGTATCTTGCATTAAAAAATCACTTCACCAAAGATAAGTATGATTATCAAAAATACAATGGCAAAGTATCTGCTAGTGAAAAATCATTTGAAGAAAGACGTGATCGTTTCTTCTTTAAAAAGTTAGCGACAAAGTATTCTGAGAAAGATGTCTTAGGATATTTCGTCGCTAATTTTATCAATGATCCTAAAGGATACATTGGTTCATTTAGTAGGGATGTCTACACTAAATGGAAGATACATCAAGAGTCTTTTACTTATAAATTTAAACAAGATGTTAATGTTTTATTAGAAGAAACAGACAACAACTTTGATAATATATTTTTTACTGAAGGACAACACCCACCATTGTTGCAAAGATATTATGCAGGTGAAGTTAATTTAGAAACTTTGGTAATCTTTGAACACTGTTTAGGATACATTGACAACCTAGATAAAGTAATCAAAGATCCTATCTGGAAAGATACAAAGAAAAAAATTAAAAAGTATCAACCATTTTTAGATATTGATTGTAAAAAATATAAGACAGTAATTTTAGAAACAATTAAAGTAAAGTTATGAGTACGTTCTTTCAATCAGATCAAGTTCAAAATAATTTACAAGACATATTCAACACTTATCAAGAGATCGCTGTGATGTCTCAGCATCTTCCTGAGATGAGTAAAGAACAAAGGTTAGAACACATTGAAGATTGTAAGTATCTTATCAATAAACAGAAGGTATTTTATACACGTCTTTCTCTTGCTGCTACTACAGGTGATGCTGAAGCAGCAGACATGAAGACTAGAATCAATTCATTGTCTCAAGCATTTGGATTTAAAGATCTGATGGATTGTATGGATACCATGATTAAAACTTTAGAAGACGCAGCAAAAAAAGATCCTGATATTGACAGAGCCTAAATAGTATGCTACGATTACACAGTAGCATTAATACATTCAATACGGAGAATACGATTATGTCTTTCGCATCACTTAAGAAAGCATCTAAGGCAGGTGGAACCTTGTCTAAGTTGACACAAGAGATCGAGAAACTAAACCAACCTAGTAGTGGAGGAGGTGCTGATGAGCGTCTCTGGAAACCTGAGTTGGACAAATCTGGTAACGGTTATGCTGTTATTAGATTCCTTCCTGCACCAGATGGTGAGGAAATGCCTTGGGCAAAGATCTGGAGTCATGCCTTCAAAGGTCCTGGTGGACAATGGTACATCGAGAACTCTCTTACTACATTAGGTAAGGATGATCCCGTTGGAGAGTTGAACAGGGAACTTTGGAACAGTGGCAAAGAGTCGGACAAGAACATTGCTCGTGCTCAGAAACGTAAGTTATCTTACTACAGTAACATCTACGTTGTATCTGATCCTGCACACCCAGAAAATGAAGGAAAAGTATTCCTTTACAAGTATGGTAAAAAGATATTTGACAAACTCGTTGAAGCAATGCAACCTGCATTTGCAGACGAGACTCCTATCGATCCTTTCAATTTCTGGAAGGGTGCTGACTTCAAGTTGAAGATCCGCAAG